GATGATGCGCTTTACTGATCGATTCACAGGGCCTCCGGAGACTTCACCAACTGTGGGCCAGCAACTACGGCCTCTTGCGGTTTCGAGTCCTGATTTACCGCCTGTTGCTCGATGCGCCCAACGATCTGAGTCGAAATGATCTTTCGGCACTCAGTGTTGCCGCAGAAGATGATGGCGCCGATCATGCCGCCAGGAAAGATCTGATTCATGATCGAGAGTCGGGCCGGATCGTCTGCGCAATATGGGCAGGCTGGCAGCATAACAGGAGTCACAAGAGCGGTTTCATTCGGTTCAAACGTCGTTTCCATCGGTGTTCCCTCCAAAGTGAAAGACTCGCCACTGAGCCTCTTATCGAGGTCCTGTGGCGAGTCAGACTGGTTCTGTACCCGTCAAAGCGATTGTACCGCACCTTAGTAGCGGTAAAAGGCCAGATGCGTGGCCGTGGGTGCCGGGGCGATGGTGTAGGTGATCGTTGTGCCGCTCAAGGTGAAGTCAACGCCGCCAGCCTTCAGGACTTGCCATCCGCGGTAGAGGCGAAGGCTGGCAGCCGGGCTGGGAGCTTGCGGAAGTGTAAAGACATTGTTGATCCCGTTCAAGGTTCCTGTCGGCGTGATCCAGTCGGCGAAGTTTGGCGTCGTTCCGGTTCCAACGTATGTCCCCCATGCGAGGAATGAAGCGCTGCCAATCGGCACTGATGGGATGATCTTGTTGCCGTCAAGAATGTAGTAATCTTTGCTGCCCTCCGCAAAGACGGAATCGAGCAGACACCGCGCTGGCTTGAAGAAGTTGATGATCGTGGCCATGTAGCCGAGTTGATCTGGAGACGCGCCAAAACTCTGGAACAGACCATTGCGGTAGAGTTCAATGGAAATCGGGGCCTCTGGCAGTACCAGATTCGACCCCGAGACGGTGGGTACCACGGCATCGAAGTAGAGCGTCGTCCCGTCCGTGGCCTTGCGCATCAGGACGCACAGCGAAGAATTCAACGCAGGAGCAAAGGACATCGTGAGTCCCGTCCCGGATGATGTGTAGTCAACTCCTTGGCGCTGCAAGAGCCCGTTGTAGAAGACGCGGAGAGAACTGCCCACTGGAATTGAGGGAAGACTGAATACGCGGTTGCTTCCGTTGATAACTCCAATTGGTGCTGAACCGTTCACTCCCACACGAAATACTGCCCACCCTTGGTTAGCAGGGTATGACGATCCACCCCATGATGCCTGCCCCTCATAGCAGGTTGCAGTGAATCCGCAGAGCCTTAGAGCCTGGACTATTGCTCCCGGCGTGCCCATGATCTTGTGGAGCGGCAATGCGTTTTGGATGACGGTCTGGGGAGTGACAGCCAACGCCTGCATCGGGACGCTGGGAATCATCATGTCGAGTTCCCAAATCAAGTAAGGCAAGATGGATGCCGGGAGGTTGTTTCCTAGAGTCCTGATAAGCAGGGGAGTCAGGTCAATGGACTCAAGGCGCGCCGAGAGCTGCATATGCGCCTGGGTCCGGAGGTCATTTATAGAAGATGCGGGCCTGAGATTGTTTGCCATGTTGCTCAGGCCCTCCTGTGGCCCTCCCTCTATCGTAGATGCCGGCCTTGCTCAGGCACCGCAGTGTATACAGCTTAGGTGCCTAGTTACACGTCCCGCACGTTCCATCAGCGGCGACAACAACCGAGCAATAGCCCAGCGTCTCTCCGTCAGCCTTCCAGCAGACCGTATGATTTGCGGAACCGCCGCTACCGACAACTAATTTGTCGAGCAGTGTGGTCAAACCTGTTGTTTTGTTAATCACCAGATAGTCGGAAGCTACGCCACTTGGATAGCCGCGAACAGTGTAGTTACCTGAAACATCTTCTCCCCATAACCAATCATTTACGCCCGCCGATTGTGATACGGTACCTTTCCAGTTGCCAGCTGCGCCGTTGATGTTGTTACCTATAATTCCTGTAGTGGCGTTGCCTCCGATATTGATAACGTTGCCCACCAGCGAAAATGTTCTGCCACCAAATGTCACCGAGCCATCTGCTCTTATTATAGATATCCAATTTCCAAGCAGCGAACCGGAGTCATTATAAGCAGTGAGTGTCCAATCAGATCCACTATTTGAACCTGATTCAGGAGTTGATACTACTCCGTTTGACCAACGATTGAACCCGCTAGTGAGGTAATCATCCGTTCGGGATGACCCCGATATACCATTGCGAACAACCTGAACACTTGTTGCCACATTAGATCCTAATAAAATTTGCGATCCTAAAAAATTAGCATTTGCGGTAGATCGATTGATCGATAAATATTGGCCAAGAAATACACCAGTATCGCTATAGGCATTGAGAGACCAATTTGATCCAGCGTTGCTGCCACTTTCAGATACATTATCCGCGCCGAACAGCCAGCGCACCGATCCGTTCGTATAAGCCTCAACTCCGCGCCACGAACCGGATGCACCATTAACTCCGTATGGGATGATCCCCGATCCTCCCATAGCACCTATATTCAACCCAGTCGGATAATTGCCCATTCCAGCTAACAACGTGCCCGGAGGTGTGGGCATCGCGGGATCACCATTGCGCACCTTGAGGAGATAGTCGGCAATTAAATCTGCTTCCGCAATCCGTCCGGACGGACCTGGATGAAGCTGATTGAGCATGAGTGCAGAGTTCTGCGGTGCAACTGTCCCGTAAAGCGCAGACTGAAGATCAAGCACGGATACATTTGTATATTCATCTTTCATACTCAAAACAGCTTGCCGCAATATCGCAGAATACGCCTGCGATGCCGTGGGCATCGTGGCCACGACTGAGAAACCGTTCGTATGAAGGATAGCAAAGTTCGCAGTGAAGGTGTTTCCGCTCACAGCCGTCACCGTTACCGTCTCCGCATCTCCAAGGCCGCTATTGATGATTACTTGTGCCGGTGCCACATTGCTCACCAAGAGAGGGCCGGGATAAATACTGTCAGGCATGGATGCCACAGTGACGATATGTGAGCCTGCGGATGTGACTCCAGATGCCGAACCATCAACAAGTGTCTCCGTCGTGGCTACTGCTGTAACCCATCCATATGCTCCGGGGTCACTCGCCAGCAAAGAGTTCTCCACAGTTAACAGGATTTGCATATTGGGCAGGCTGCTCGTCAAAGTGTTAAGTGCCGTGGTCAGCAACCCCTCAGAACAGACGAGATTACACGCGCCATTGCGCACATCGTTGATGAGTGGACCCCGCATGATGAGCAAGTCGGGAGCCGCTGTAACAACAGCTGAGAGCGGGTACGGGTGAGCGCCGGTGTTGGCGATCAGCTCAGACAGCTTTGCGCCGTTGTTTCCGAAATTAAAAATATTTCCGATGGAGTATGGGAATGTCCCGCCCCCCACGAGAGCATCGGTTTCTGGTGTGCACGTAAGACCCTCAAGTGCATCGCCCTTACCACAATGCGTTGCAAGTTCTTGGAAGAACTCTCCCGCGTTTGAAACCGTACTGTTTCCCCATTCGACGATTTTCTTGCTTGCAAGTGTTCCGGTAGTGAAGAAAGATTTCAAGGGTGGCGTAAGCACCATAGTACTCGCCACGACGGTGCCTGGGAACGTGCTCACCTGCGAACTGGTTCCTAGCGTCCCGGTCTGCGTTACGCCAGTGATGTTGAGGTTCGCCCCTGCTGCTGTGGTTGCGCCCGTGCCACCGTTAGCTATAGGCGCTGTACCTGACGAAGCGGCTCCCTGCATCCATCCAGCCGATGTGCATTTGTACTCGACATTATTCGTTATGTCCAGATAGGTCTGACCCCACTCCGCGCCATACGGGTAGACAGTATAGTTGCCATTTTGCGTGCAACTGATCGACGGCGCGCCAGAACCAGAAAGCAAATTCCATTGAATCTGGTAAGTCGGATCAATCTGCGTCTGCGTAAAGCATGTGATCGATGACAAGATCAGGAAAAGAAAGAGCGCGATTCGTTTCATGCCGAAGTCTCCTTGTGGACTAGCTTGTTGGTTGGTTTTTTGTTCCCATTACAACCGTAAGATTTATGTTTTCGCAGTTTGCCCATTGTCCCGCCGTGAGCAAGAAACTGCCGTCCGAAGTTGGAGTGAGTGGCGTGCCACCGATGTTCGCGGCAAGCGTCAGTTGCATGTCATAGACGCCAGACACGCTTAAAGCTGATTGCCACTGACTCAGGACTATGTCCTGCTCAATATTTGCAGCGAGCGTCAATGCGAGGTTCTGAGCGGCCGCTGTGATACCTGCGGCGATGGTTGAGTAACTGGCATTGGCATAAAGCGTGATAGCTCCGGTCACGGTGTAATCGACTTCAGTCACAGCGGAGACTAGAACAGTATCGCAAAGAGGCCGCACGGTCTGCGCACTGAGGGCCGACTGAACAGCGGAAAGCAGAGTGCCAGAGGCGATGCCAGAACTGTTCGGGGATGCGGACGGCTGCGTTACGGGCCCTGTCAGGACATAGACATGCACCGTGCCCGGAGTCGTCGGATTTGTCGGGACTTGGGCATCGACGATTGTCGAACTCACATCCAGCGCAAGAGATCGGTACTGACCAGACGGGCCTGCCGTCGTGAGGTTGTTCGGGGACGCCTGGATGCGCGTGCGGTAGTGGTTGTCTCCTGCGGTAGTGCCAGCAGGTTCACCGTCAGTTCCGTTGGCCGTGGTCGTAGTGTTCGCGACGGCCGACACGAGCGGGAACGAGCCCATCAGGACACTGACCTGCCCGGCGAGGTAGCCGTTGCCGCTGAGTCCTGCCGTAGTGCATTGTGCCGCCACGGTCCCTGTCGTCTGCCCGGCAGCAATCGTGAGCGCTGAGGTAGTGGCGAAGATGTTGAGGCCGTCTTGAGTCCCGACCTGTGTGCCAGAGGCTATCGTAGTGTCGGATGACTGCGCCGCAGTAAGGGTGAACTGTAGCGTCGTCGTGGCGTACTGCGCGGGGAGCCTGGTGCAATCCAGATACTCGCCGAGGTAGTCCAGCATCGGGTAGACGGCGAATGCGAGCAGATTCTGAAGTCCGCAATACTGAATCGCGTTCCGGACCAGAATCTCGCGGTAGGCGTAGAGGTTGATAAGCAACTGCTCGACTTGGGCCGGGTAGAGGGTCCTGCTGGTGTCTGTCTCGAACTTGCTCACCATGTCGTTCAGGACCAGCGTTGCATCGAGTCCGTCTGCGTCATTGACGAATGATGGCGTAGGCAGGTCAACAGGGACCGTCTGAGGGGTGCCGGTGGCCGATGGAAACGATTGATTCGGGATTATGACCGGCATTTAAGAAGATCCTCCCACAGATATTGTCGTGCTCTCTGTGCCTATCGTAGTCCTGGTAGAACTGCTTGATCCCATGTCCGGCTTCCAGTTGATCGTCACGGTCAGAGTCCCGATGTTCGTTGTGCTGGCGACAACATCGACGCTCTCAATGGTGATACGTGGTTCCCAATCGGTAATAGCCGCAGATATGGCGCCGATGATGGCCGGAATCGCTGCGGTAAGAGGCCGGTCGAGAAACTGCGTCAGGTCGCATCCAAACGTGGGGCGGAATGGATCTTCGCCGGGAATCGTGGCAAAGATGATCTTGAGCGTCTGGTGAACGTCGCCGAGGGCTTGGCAGACTTTTCCGAGTCCTGATCCCGGTCCGCCCCCCGCCGTCGAGTCAAGCATCAGCTCCCAGCTCGACGACTGGATGTTGGTGAGGGTCGCGTATGGAAAAGTCGTTGCCATCAGTTTGAAACCCTCGTCAGGACACTCTCAATAGTTCCTGCCGTCCATGGCGTTGTCGGCGCGCCGGTCACTCCGCCTTGCGGGTCGGAGTGCGTGTGTGCGTTGAACGCTGTCACCAGTTTACTCACCAGTGCCAACGCATCCGCCGCCGCACCGCCATTGGTAAGCGAAATGCTGCTTGCAGCCTGAATCTCAACATTGCCGCTCGAATCCAGTTCAATGCTGCCTCCCGATGGTTGGCTGAGAACCATCTGCCCACCGGCCCCGAGTGTCACATGGAGCTCGTGCGTGGACGTGTTGTAGTGGATGATCGTCCCGTCAGAGAATTGCGTGTAGCGGTCGGCCGGTGTGAGTCCTGCTGGTGCCGAGTCCACGGTTGACGGGACTCCACCGGTCACGATGCCATTTTCGTCCCACTCATCCATGACAACGGACACCTGCTCG